CTGCTAATACCTTTAACACTTGATGCAAAACGCATAGCCACATATGGCGAAAAAGACTTTTTTTCTTCATCTGATAATTTGTCATACCATTGCATATTGCCTATGTCAATATTGTATAGCATTGTGTTAAGATTAACTTTTGACATTACAAAAAATCTCCCACTTGTATTTCATCAGGTATTTGATTAATATCTTTTGCAAAATAAACACAAGCAGGTGTTTTTCCTTCATCAAGTGGTACTGCTAATATGTGTCCATGCTTTAGTTTTGGCAAATACCATTTGACATCTTGAAAAACATTAATAATTTTAATCTCGTCTGACTGTATCATATAATCTGTCAGCGGATTTGATACTAATGCATGAAAGCCTCTGTCATTTAAACTAGTCAACGGAACCATTTCACAAATACCTAATTCTCTTTCTATTATCATAATACTCCAATCAATTGGCATTTGTACTGTTTTCTTTCCAATTTCTAATATCATGCTTGGTGCACTAAATGATTCCAAAAAGATCAATGGAATAAAAAAGAAATCAATATTGTTTTTGTTTGTAGTATCAAGCACACAGTATTGCAAATCATCTACAAGTTCGGGTACTTTGTTTAAGTTATAACTTTTATTTTCTGTTGTTAAAATTTTCATATATTCACCTTATTAATAGTATACGGATAATTTGCTTCTTTGTAAAACTTTTTTCTTGCCGTTAAATGTCTTTTTGAAAACTTGCAATTTGAAGTTATATCCCATATTTGTACATGATCCTTGTCTTTGGCTTTTCTAATACCTCTTCCAATACTTTGTATTACTCTAACAAAACTTTTTCCAGGTTCTAGTAAAACCAAATTAAATATTCTTGGTATATTGATACCTACTGCCGCAATTCCGTAAGTTGCAATTAAAACTTTGTGTTGCTCAGTAGCAATTTCGCTATACTCTTCTTCTCTGTCTTCTGTTTTTGTTTTTCCTTGGACAAAGACCGATCCAGGAATTAATTCTTGTAGTAATTCTCCTGATTTGATTCTGTCAATCAAAATCAAAGTGTTTCCACCATCACGTATTTCTTCAATCAAGTTACTTAAAAATTTTAATCTTTCTAAATTTGTTGTCAAATATGCAAGTTCTTCTTGATAAGTTCTAAATGAATTAGCATCTTGTGTTTGTATAACATTCACATGACAGTTTGCAAGTACACCTTTGCTTTGTAATTCACTTGCTGATAATTGGCTTATAACTGTACCTAGTGAACAAATCAAACTCATTTTTTCATAATCTTCTTTTGGCACTGTACCTGTTAATCCCCATCTAATTGGAATGTGTGCAAAAGGTCCAGTTAATAAAGATTTTAATACATCAGCCTTTGCCATGTGTACTTCGTCAACTATAATACAATTAACATCTTTTATGAATTCTTCAATAGGAAATTCTGCTTCATCTTTTTTTGTATTTTTATTTAAAATATTTAAACTTTGCCATGTGCAAATTGTGTGTTTGTGTCCTAGTTCTTTTCTTTCACCAAAATAAACACCAACATCTAATCCTATATTTTTATAATCTTCTTCTGTTTGTGTAACAAGTGATTTGTTTGGTACTACTACAATTGATCTACCATAATTTTCACAAATTTTTGAAAGTGCCGCAGTGATAATTGTTTTACCAGCACCAGTGGCTATTTCTTGTAAACTTTGTGGATTACTGATAAAATCATTAATAACTTTAACTTGATAATCTCTTAATATAATTGGCTGTCCTTCATGTGTATGACCTTTAGGCCAATTGATGTGTGAAAAAAAACTGTCAGTAACTTCTTCAAATGAAAAATCAAAACTTTGTCTATGATCTTGTATCTGTATTTCATATCCATTGTTTTCAATAATTGGCAAAATTTGATCTAGCAAATTCAAATATGTTCTTCCGCCAATGTCACAAAAACGTATGTTACCATCCCATCTGCCTAACTTGTAAGCAGGCAAGTGAAATGCATATGGCACAAAAAATTTAAGTTTGTCAGAAATTTTACGTCTTGTTGAAACGTCAAGACCTTCAAACTTTACATTAACTTCATCTTTGATTATTAATGTTGCTTTAGCCATGGATTCTCTTCTCTTAACTGCTTTATAGAATTTTGTAGTCTTATTGTATACTCTTTGCCTAATTCACTGTATAAACTTAAAAATTGCACTAAAAATAACGAATCTACAGTGTTGTTAGCAACCATTTGATCTCTAACTTTACGAAATCCGTCATATGCATCATGATGATTAATTAAATGATAATAGTAATCAACAGATCCGCATTTGTCTTTGAACTTGATAATTCCCCATGGTGTATTTTTTACACCTTTTGGTTTTATTTGATCTAAGTTTTTATTCCATGTTCTTATTCCAAATAGATTATTTGCTTCTTTAGAAAACCTTGAATTACCCCAAGCAGACTCATGTATTGCCTGTGCTATCACAATTTCAATTGGTATATAATGTTTTTCTTCTTTTGCTAAAACATTTTTATCTACACAATACACTATAAAATCAATAAACTCTTTTTTGTTTTTTACGTTTCCAAATTGGATTTTTGGAATTTTTTCTACTTTGTGTATTTCATTTTCTTTTACTATTTTTGCTGGTACTTCATTTTTATTGATACTTTCAGTAAACAATAAAATTACAAAAACAACTAAAACTAGTAACAAAAACTTTTTCATTATTATCCTTTTGCAAACAATTCAGCATCATCAAGTCCAGCAACTCTCAGTTTTACAATATTATTAATCTGAAATTGTTTACTGTCAATGGCTTTCATTAAACCCAAGTATTTGTTTCTTAACAAAGCAAACTCATTAACAAGTTGACTCATGCTCACTACTTCATCTTCACCATCTATATACTTTTCTACATCTCTACTAGTTAATGCTCTTTGATAGTTTTCAAGATATTTTTTGTAATGAATACTTCTAATTTTTCGCAATTGTATGTTTAAAAACTCTAATATTGATTCAATTTCTTGTAACTGATTAAAACGGTGCTCTACAATTCCTGGTATTTTTGATGAATTCAATTCAATGTTACCTTTCATGCCACACTCAATACGAGCTTCTTCTAATTGATTTTCGAAATAATCAATACAATCAGGCAACTTTGAAAAATCAGCAGAAACTGTATTATACCATTTTACCATTACCAGTCCTCGTCTTCTTTCCAATCGTCATCAATTGATTCTTCTTCTTGATAATACTCGTTTAGAGCTTTTTCTAAATGTTCATCAGCCTGTTTGATTTCAACAATACTGTGTTCATCAATACTGTAATCATCAAGCAAAGTAACAAAAGACATAGCGGCATCTTCTCTATCTTTGGCTGGAATAAAAGGTAATAATTTTTCCCAAGACTCCATTAACATTGCAATATCTTGATTGGTTATCATTATTCATCTCCTGTTGTTTCACTAACTGTGCTGTTTGCACTTGATATTTCTTCAAACTCAGACATGACCATATCCATTAATTCTCCTGTCCATTGCTTTCTATAATGTTTATGTTCTGTACCTGATTTGTCAACATATTTTAAACGATTTCCTTCTTTAACAAGTAGTCCTTTTTTCTCAAATAAATCAACAAGACCACTGTAAGGATCCATTCCAGATTCATATGGAATTTTAACCTGTACTGATTCAAATGGTTTGTTGAATCTAGTTTTCATAACTTTAATTGCTGATCTAATACCAGTAACGTCAGATATTTTATTTCCATCTTCATCTTCTTTTAATTTGAGTTTTTTCATAGCAATCACAACTGAACTTGCATACACAAATCCTTGTCCACCTGATATTTTGTCATCTGGATCAAACATGTCTTGTGATGCGTATGTGTGGTTAGTTGCTACCAAACCAATGTTATGACTACCAAATCTATTAACACAGTTTCTAATCAATGCTGTTAATGATTTGGCTTTTCTACCAAGGTCACCTTTCATGTCACCTTTTTCAAACTGATCTCTGTCAGTTGGCGTCAACAACATACCTAAACTGTCAATAACAAAAAGAATTTTTGGTTTATCTGCTTCTTCTTTACCATCATATTCTTTGCTGTAATTTGTTATAAAATCACTAATAATTTTTGCAACATCATCAACCATTGCCACATTAATTCTTAAAAGTTTGTCTGGTGATGTATCTACTCCAAGAGCTTGTAACCAATCTTCATGTAGTGCATTTTCTGAATCTAATGCCACACAAAATATTCCTTGCTCCTGTGCATTTTTGATAATGTTACCTGATGCAATCAAACTCTTACCAGAACCTGATTCACCTGCTAACATGGTCACACGACCTAGTGGAATACCTCTTTGAAAATCTCCACTGATCAAATAATTTAATGTATAATTTCCTGTTGAAACCCAAGTGTTAGGATCTGATTCAAACCCAACACTAATTCCTTGAATGTTTTTTGTTAAACTTGTTCTAAATTTACTTACGTCAAACGGTCTTACCATTATAAACTCCTTCTGCTAAAAAGTAGTGCATGATAACATGCACTACTAATAGTTTTAACATTTATTTGCTTGATTGTCTAGCTCTGATCATTGCCAAAATGTCATCTGCTGATCCTGATCCACTAGCAGTAGCAGGTGCAGGTGCAGTTTGCTCAGCCATTGCTGGTTGAGTTTCTTGAACTGTTTCTGTTACTGGTGCAGTTGCTGGCGCAACTGGTTGTGTCACTACTGGCTGTGGAGCCACATTTTCAACTGTGGTTGCTGTGGTTGTACTTGCCACAGATGCCGTTACTGGCGCTGTAGTTGTACTTGCCACAGATGATGTTTGTGAAGATCCTGCTACACTATAACCAGTTGGTTTATAGTATTGTGCAAATCTATCTGGATCATAAAGTTCACCATCTACAGATGCTTTAAATAATTCTTGCATGATTGCAACTTCATCTGCTGAAGGTTTTTTTGGCATGTAATCTGAAAGATTGTGCAATCCAAATTTATCAATTGCTCCTCTTTCTGTTTCAGAAAGACTTCTTGCTTTAAACGACCAAGTAGAAGTTGAGTAATCTGCATAACCACCTTTTTGAGTTTTGGTTAATTTGAAATCTCTACCTGCTTCGTAATCAGTTGGAAGATCTTCCATGTCAGGATTCATCAATGCTGATCTAATGATATTAAAAATTGACGGATTAATTACAAAACGTCTAATTGGATTTTCAGGTATAGTATCTTCATCAAGTGTTGAATTTACTACAAAGCCTTGGAAAATGTAACTTCTTTTCTTCCAATACTTTCTACCCATATCTTCAAGACTTGGATCTTTGAACCAAGTTCTTACTTCAGATAAGATTGGGCAAGGTTCACTAAACATTTCCATACAAGGTATTTGTACTATTGTTGGTTTTGTGTCTTGTGCGCCTTTAATTCCTGGAAAAGGTAATTTAATCATTGCTCTTTCTTGCCAGAAAAAAGTGTTACTTGAATCACCATCTGGTAAGAATCTTAGTGTTGATGTAGTGCCTTCTGCTATATTCCAGAACGGAAAAATTGCGTTGTCTGATGCGAGTCCAGTACTGGCTGATGTTTTCTTTTCTTGTTCTGCCAATTTGGCTCTAATTTCTGCTAACGTTGCCATAGTTTTTGTCTCCTTTGTGCATATGTTTGCCTATGTTTGCCTATATTTGCCTGTTAGTGCTTTAATGTTCTAACATTAAACACTACTATATTTATCTTTTGATAAAAAGTCAACCTGAATATTTAGGTAATTTTCCAACTTTATAGTAAAGTTTTGTATATTGGTGTTAAACACACCCTGTTTACACCATTTTCTCTCTTAAATCTATTCCATGCAGTATCATTAGTTGTGCCTACTAAAAAACTATCACTAGGTACTAGATCAAACTGTTCACATATTTGTTTTTGTAAATTTTGATACTTTTGCTTTTTTTCAAACACTGTGCTGTGTGATATCACTGTGTCAAACACGTCTATTATTGTGGAATTAAAATATCCAGCACCTTGAATTTCACGTTGTAATAATTCTTCTTTTTTTGAAAAACGTACACCTGCTCTGAGCAGATTAACACCATATGCTTTTGAACAACTCCAAAACACTTGTTCAACACAGTCATACATTTTAATTTTGTTTTCTCCAGTTGTTCCTCCAAATGCAAGATCCAAATAAATTGGACATAAATCTCTTGAACCAACTTCGTCATATCTTGGATCAAAGTTTCCTGTAGCACTAAAAGGATTACTCATGTATAACGGAACACCAGGCAACAAACTGTTAACAGATGTGGCAACATTGATTGGTTTGTTTAATATTGTTGGATAACGATACTCACCTTCAAATATTTGATACTGTTTGATTTTGATAGCAAAATGATCAATGCTTTCATGTATACCATTTGTAGGATAACAAAAATCAAAACTGTCTACATCAATCAAAGGATATAAATATTTTTTTATTTTCTTAGCACACTCTAACCAACGTTTACTTCTTTTATCTTTTATTAGTACATTAGATTGATCTGTACTGTCAATATAATCACCAAGTTTGTTAACTAACATTGCTTTGACATCTTTATCAATAATAGAATGTATTGCTTTACTTGTACCAAAATCTTTGTTTGTTATGTGCTTCATGTTATTTTTCACCAATAACACATGCTACTAAATGATATCTGTTTTCTTTGCTGGCATTAAGAGCTGTGTGATTTGATGTTGTAAATGTTTTCCACCAAGTGTTTTTAGGAAGATGTTTTACTTCGTT